TGGATTATTACTGTTCCATGGTTTGGGAAGTGGGAAAACGTGTAGTGCTATTGCCATCGCTGAAGGTATGAAATCTACGAAGCGAATAATCGTGCTTACTCCTGCATCACTTCAAACGAATTTTTATAGCGAATTAAGTAAATGTGGAGATGAACTTTATAAAAAAATAAATAAGTGGTCTTTTGTCGACAATGAAAAATGGGTTCGAAGTTTGGTTGATGGTGATAATTATGAAGATTTAGAACCATCGAAACAAAAACAAATCGATATGCAAATAAAAAAATTAATCAAAGAAAAATACACAAATCTTAATTACAATGGTAATATCACTTTCAACGATTTATTGAAAATAACAGACAGAGAAGAAACCAAAAATCCTTTTGATAACAAAGTTGTTATCATAGATGAAGCACATAATTTTGTAAATCGAATTGTTAATAAACTTGGTAAAACAAAAATAACAATTAATATTATCATGTACCATTATTTAAGGTCTGCCCGTAATGTTAGAATAATTTTACTGTCAGGAACACCCATCATCAATTATCCGAATGAATTAGCAATATTATTCAATATATTGCGTGGTGACATAAAAACTTGGGACATTGAAATAAAAACTGATAATCCTATAAACACATCAAATGTGATCCAAATGTTTAATGAAAAGAATATTCAAAATTACGATTATGTTTCGGTGAAAAATAAAATAATTACTGTTACTAAAAACCCATTCGGGTTCATCAATAAAAGACAACTTCTACCTGAAAAAATAATAGGAGGAAAAACAAAAAAAAGATTTCAACAAAAACAAAAACAAACACGCCGTAATATATGTAATCACAAATATCAACTACTGCCCAAAATGCAATATATTGCAGTTCCAGATAAAATTTACGGTGGAAACACTAATGGAGACATTAGTTATAATGGTGTTTTATTTGATGAACAATTCAGAGAAGATAGTGATGAAAACTTTGTGAAAAAAATCACAAAAGTATTAAAATTTAATAATATCGAAATTATTGAAATAAAACAAAACTTTCATATGTGTTTACCCGATAATAAAGAAACATTTGACAAAATATTTGTTACAGGTGAAACGAACGAAACGACTGTTTCAACGAAGAAAAGAAAACTTCAAGAGTACGATAGACGTGAAGAAAAGGAAGAAGAAGTAGAGCAATATGACAACAACAGTGGAATGTTAAAGAGCGACTTATTTAAACGACGTATACTTGGACTCACATCTTATTTCCGCAGTGCACAAGAAGGATTACTACCAGATTTTGTATTAACAGAAAATAATGGTCTGTATCACATCGAAAAATGTGTTATGAGTGATTTTCAATTACAAAATTACTCAATAATTAGAAAAGAAGAAGAAATAGAAGAAAAAAAAAGGTCAAAAAGAAAAGGTAAAAAAAAAGGAAAAGATACAAATGAACTTATTGATGAAGGTAAGTCATCATCAACATATCATATATATTCACGTCTATGTTGTAATTTTTCATTTCCGAATGAACTCCCACGTCCTCATCCGTCCGAAGATGAGGACAACAAAATAAATGACAAAGATTTTTTTAACGAATTAGACGGAGATCTTGAAGATGACGAAGATACTCAAGAAGTTGAAGATGTTAAAGAAGATAAAGATATTCAAGAAGATGAAGATATTCAAGAAGATGAAGACGATGTAATTAACATAGAAACTGGATTGAGTAAGAAAGATTTAATTCAAATGCGGATAGAATTAAACGGTGATGTCGGTCTCGATGAAACCGAACATTCATTAATCAACGACGAAAGTATTAAAACCCAATTTAAAAGAGAAGCTTTGAAAAAAGCAGAAATTTATAAATCAAAAATTAAAAACATGCTTGATATGGTGAACAAACCCGAATTTTTACTCAAAGAAAACTTATCTAAATATAGTCCCAAATTTTTAAAAATCCTTTTAAATATTGACAACAATGATAATATTGGACTTCATCTATTATATAGTAATTTCAGAACACTAGAGGGTGTTGGAATATTCAAACTTATTCTATTAATGAACGGTTTTGCAGAATTCGTTGTGGTCAAAACAGGAAATACATGGATCAACGTTATTCCAAAAGACAGAAAAACGTATGAAACAAAAAAAAAGTTTGTATTGTACACTGGAACAGAGACGATTGAGCATAAAGAGGTCATCAGAAATGTTTACAACGGTACATGGCAATTTCAGGATGGAAAACTTAACAAAAATGTTGAACGCAATAACAATATGTATGGAGAAGTAATTAAATTATTCATCATTACTTCAAGTGGTTCGGAAGGAATTAATTTAAAAAATACGAGATTCGTTCATATCGCAGAACCATTTTGGCACATGGTGCGATTACAACAAGTTATTGGACGTGCAAGAAGAATATGTAGTCACGCTGAATTACCTATCGAACACCAAACAGTCAAGGTTTTTCTTTATGTCTCTACATTTTCCAAATTACAAATTGATGAAAGTAAATACCTTGATTTATTTAATTCGCCATTTAATAGAAGCAAAATTTCAACTGAAACTCCGTATTCTGTAGATCAATTGCTTCTTGAATCATCAGAAAAAAAGAATGTTTTGAACCAAAAATTCCTCGAACAAATCAAAATGTCTGCAATTGATTGCAGATTATTCAGTAAAGAAAAAGGAAGTAGTTATTGCTATTCTGTAGGACATATTACAAGCAATGATTTTATTTCAGTCCCGGATATTAATGTAGATATGCTCAATAAATATTCAAACAACAAAGAGATTAGACACCAATTTCGTGATATCACAATCCCTATTGACAATAAAAAAGTCACTTTTAAATATAGTAAAAATTTATTATACAACATTGATAATGTCGAAAAAGCAATAGAAGATAATGATTTATCAATTTTGAAACCAATTGGTAAATTAATTAAAAACGATGCCAAAATTGAAATTGAATGGATAAAATAACCATTTATTAGTTTGTCCTTTAATGGTATTACGCCGATATAACACTATCGCTAAACTAGAAAAAATCCTCCGACTATCGCCTCCAGTTTTTTAAAAGTTTGTCCTTTATAAAGTAAAACTAATAAGATTTCCGATAAGCGTCCAATATCTCATCACACTCATCACCATCTTTTTTGTCATTAGATATACATTTTATATAACTTATTTGCAAACATTTCATATAACTTTTATGAAATAACAACAACTCTTTTTTACATATTGATGAAGATAACACTCCCATTGACTCTTTAATACAATTATCTACAAAGTTTTCCTCCATAATATTATATTTAAGTTATAATTTTTTAAGTTCTTTTCGATTTAGTAATATATTAATTTGTGCTTTTGATATCAAACTACAAAAAATCCTTCAGCTATCGCATCCAGTTTTTTCTCGAGTAATTTCATTTATTAATTTGTCTCGTAAATAATATAAAAAAACAGTAAATGTATATGATATATGAACGAAGATAATTGTGTTTTACTTATTCGAACAGTGCAGATTTCACCAATAAGAAATCTATTTAGTTCTGCGAAAGACATTGTAGGTGATATTAACATTCAATTTACAAGCGATGGACTTAGAATTGTTAATTTTGATAAAACACACACCATTCTCGTTAATGTTGTTTTACACGCCGAAAAGTTCGAGCAATTTATGTGTAAACCAGAAAAAATTATAATATGTGCTAATGCTCTTCATTTATTTAAGGTTATTTCAACTATGAGTAATGATGACACATTAACAATGTACATCGAAAATTGCGACTATCACGACGGTATTGTTTCTCATTTAGGTTTGCAATATGATAATGGTGATATTCGTCAGTGCTACAGTCAGAAATTGCGTTTGATCGACCCTGATACTGAAGAACTTATTCTACCAGATATTGAATACAGTACCATTATTAATTTACCAAGTGCTGATTTTCAAAAAAGCATCCGGGATTTAAGTTCAATTTCTGACCGAATTGAGATAAAATCTGTTGGTTCAGACCTAATTTTTTCTTGTGAAGGAAGTTTTGCAAGCTCGAAAATTTATAGATCCGAAATGAATTCGATTATGGAATTTACAAAAAGATCTGATGATCCATCAAATATCGTACAAGGGGTTTTTTCATTAAAAAGTTTGAGTCAATTTATTAAGTGCACACCATTATGTTCTACTGCGGAAATTTATTTATCTAATGACTTACCCCTCATCGTATCATATGACGTTGCTTCTCTCGGGAAAATACTCCTGTGTTTATCGAGTTTAACAGCAACCACTGTTTAAACAAATATTTAAGGTACAATTTTATTCGATAATTGTAATAAAAAATAATAATATATAAAGTTTTATGTAATAAAGATAAGAAATGAACAATACTGGAGAAAAAACTGGATGCGATAGCCAGAGAATTTTTTCAAGTTTTCCGGAGCGGAGCGAAGCACAAACTCAAAAACCTTTACATCTGATGTCTTTTGATATTGGAATTAAAAATTTGTCTTATTGCATGATTTCGTCAAATAATAACGACGTGGTAATTAGTGACTGGAAAGTTTTAGATATATCAAAAGGTGAATCAGACATTGATGTTCAAGAATTTAAATGTTCATGTTTGAATAAGATAAAAAAGATAAATCAATCATATAAAGTTTGTGGGAAAAACGCAAAATATGAAATGATGGGACAATTTTATTGTGAAGTTCATGCTAAATTGACGAATTCTTTTATCATACCTTCTAAAGAGAATAGTAACAAAACATTGAAAAAATTAAAAAAGAGTGAATTAATTAATTTATGTATCAAATATGGAATTTTTAATGAGGATGAAACAGCAAAGTCCAAACCTGACATAATGATGAAACTTTGCGATTTTTTATTGACGAAAAGATTTGTGCCAGTAAATGTTGAGAAGAGTGTAAACGCTTCCGATATAAACTTGATTTCACTTGGACGAAATATGAAAAGATTATTAGATAATGTTGATAATTTGGAGAAAGTGACGCACATTATACTTGAGAATCAGATGTCAACTATAGCAACAAGGATGAAAACTATACAGGGAATGTTGGCGCAATATTTTATAATGAAATTAGATAAAGAAGTTTTGATATCATTCGTGTCGTCATTTAATAAATTAAGATTATTCCCTAAAAGTTGTAATGTCCAAGACAATTATAAACAACATAAAGAAGATGCAATTTATCACACACGCAAAATTCTGGATAGAAATATTTCAATGCAATCTTGGTTGCATATTTTTGTTGATCCGCTAAAACGCCCCAAAAAAATTGACGACCTTTGTGATAGTTTTTTACAAGGTATATGGTATTTAAACTCAATTAAATACTTGTCAGTAGATGGATATGACGTTAGACGGGATAGATGTCAGCAAACTTGAGTTTGTCCTTTGCTCCGCTCCGGAAAAGTAGAAAAACTCCTCCGGCTATCGCCTCCGGTTTTTTCTCGAGTTTGTAAAACTGGAGATTTTTTTGCAAGTATAATATCATTATAATTACATAAAACATAAAATATGGGAGAATATATGTTATCTCTTCACTCCAGTTTGTCCTTTAATGGTGCTATATAAATCCTCCGACTATCGCCTCCACTTTTTTCTCGAGTTTGTGGTTTAAAAATGATGCTCCGCTCGGATTTCTTTCGACTAACGTTAATGGTGCTATATCGGCTTTAAAAAAAACTAGAAAAACTCCTCCGGATATTCATCGAGTACTCTAGAAAAAATCCTTCGGCTATCGCCTCCGGTTTTTTCTCGAGATAGTAGAAAGAAATCGTATTGCCTCTACAATCACGTCTAAGTCGATATAACACTATCGCTCCGCTCCGAAAAACTTAAACAGTGGTGTGTGTCTTGTGTCGTTTGTGTCCTCGATTCTTTTGCGTATGAACAACGGTGTGATTGGATGGTAGATTCATCG